GCTTCGCCTTCTGCGTCTATTGTTGCGAAGCCGAAACTTACTAGTAATTCTTTCACGGTGGAGATGTCACAGTCACGTAGGCGGACAAATTGTTTCTTAAGTTCGCGCATCGTTTCGTGAATTTCGTCGATTGACACTTCTGGTGTTGACGATGACGATGACGATGACGATGACTGTGACGGATGCTCTTTTAATAACTTTTCTAACCTATCATATTCACGCTTGGCTTCTTCTTTTTTCTTTCGCCGTTTTTCGATGAGTTCGGTCTTTTGCGGTGGAGGAGGACCATCAAATACGAAAACTGCGTGGATATTGTAATGTCGAAAGACGGACGCCATCAGGTATACATTTTCCAGTAACGCGCCTTCGCCGGAATAACGATACAAATAAATACTTGCATCTACGGCGACGCGCTTGCCAGTGAAGTCGCGAAGATGAACGCGTGATATTGAATTCACGCAATGTTTTTGTATAAATCGGTTGAGATAACGGACGCCCATTTCTTTTTATGGTAGGATGCTTCTATCATAAAAAAATATTATATTGGTTCAATTTAATTAAGCGGAGGCAGTGGGGCGGTTCGATAATTATTCGACGTCACTATCGTCACTTCGAAACATATTCTCATCCATTATAATGACGTGGTCCTGGTCGTCGTCGTCGTCGTCGTCGTCGCACTGGTGGTCCTGTGCTCCTTTTTCATCTGCGTATTCATTCGCAATCACCTGAATTGGGTCCATTATTGTTTCAATAACATTTGATGCCAATTCGCTGAGGGTTCTGCTACTGCTGCTACCAGCGGCATCGGCAGCGGCATCGGCGGCGTCGCGATTCTTGCCTTCGCGTCGAATACTGCGTTTGACATAATCCTTCAAATCATAATAATCGCGGTCCAATTCGCGGTATAAAGTCTCGGTGGTATCGGTAATGCGCTCTTTGACGTCATAGACATCATTGCTCGCTTGAGCCACTTCCTCTGTGAGGAAGTCCACCTTTTCTTTGGTATCCGACAACTCGGCATCCACCATTCCGATACTCTTTTTCAATGTATCCAGTTTGTTCTCATAATCACTGCGAGTATTCTTCAACTCTTCAAGCAATCCGAAAAACCGGTGCGAGTGATATTCATTTGACCGAGTAACCAGTTCGGTCATTTCATTATTGACCGATTGGACCAATTTCACATTGGTTTTGCTGTCAAATTCAATTTCGCGGGTAATTGCGCGAGCAAATTCTTCACGCAAGTCACCAGCCAACGCATACTGGGTTTGTTCCATCTCAGTTCGTGCTTCTTGAATTCGTCGCGCAAACATACACTCGCAATCCTTGACGCGCTGATTCAGAGCATCGGTCATTTGGACCGCAGCGTCGAGTTTCTCCATCAAGTCATTTTCGCGCTTCACGAACATTTCATAATCATCGTCATATGTCTGATGTAATGCGGTGAGTTCTTCGCGTAGTTCAGCATTTTCCGTCTCCAACTGCGTCATCCGCTTGTCCATCTCTGCGCGAATCTTGTTGATATACGAGAAGATTTCATTGTCAGCATTGAACGACCCATACGTGACATTCTCACGTAACTTCTCGCATTTCTTGTTCACATATTTCTTGATTTTACTCACCTGAGTTGTAAGCAATTGTTTCTGCTGGACGTCCGCGAGTTCGGTTTTGATTTCCTGTAACTCCTGTATAATATCATTTGCGCTGCGCGTAAGAGCTTCATTACATTCCTGAAGTTCGGCTTCGTGTTTGTCAGTCTTGGAGAATAGGTCGGCAATATTCGTCCACATCATCGTTTTTTCGCCATTGTCGTCGTTCGCGGTCGCGGCAAGTGACAGTGGCACAAGTGAGGGTATTTCGGGGGATTGTGGCGCTTGTTGATGTTGATGATGCGACTGCAAATGACGCATATATTCGGGGGCATCCACATTAAGAGACACCAGTCTTCCAACAGAAGTTTGAGGAACCAATTGAGAGCGCATCGTATTGTAATAACGAGAAGATTAAATGAGAAGAATGAACGAAAGAATACAATACTATAAGATAATTAGAATTGTTTATATTCAATTTTATGCGGATTAAAATACTAAATCAATCCATTGTCATCCGCATCGTCTTCGTCACTACGGCGGTAGCGGTGGTAGCGGTGGTAGCGGTGGTAGTGGCGGCCTTTTCAATAAATGCCACCATCGATAACATCACCGGATCTCTCGCCGCACTGGAAATGAAATCAACGAATTTGGTTAGATTACTTGGGTGTTGAGAGAATCGGATTGCGCTCACACGCGAACGATTGTTTTCACAGCACCACGAGATAAATGGAAGTGAGTATACCGAGAGAATCCCGCCTAAAATATAATAAGCATATACATTGGTATTTTCCGCGTATCGTTTACGAGACACTTCGGTGTTTTCGGGGGACTGAATCGTGATATTCCCGTATGTCAATCCCATAATATTCAATACTTTTACTGCCTGATGTGCGTAAAAGAGTGCGTTTGTCGTCAGTTTCTCTCGAACATTGCGAATAAAATGAGCTTGAGACGTCGCCGATGTCGCCGCGGATACGAAATAAACATTAAATATTGTATTGATGATACGCGCCCACGCTTCCGTATACGTTTCAAATAATAAAATGTCGTCGTGGGGTATACAGAATGTGCGACGAAGTTGTTCATTGGCAGCCCGTAAATCCAAGTCAATGAAATCCATATTAAAATTATGCATCGATTCGTGAATAAATACCTTGAACCATTCTTCTGTGCGGTAGACCACAATCTCGCCGTGCGTTTCACAGTTTCGTGTAAGACCGGTGTTTACGTGAATCGCCGAGAGAACGGTGTCGGTTTCGCCGGACGCGCTCTGTTTTGGTCGTTGCTTTTTAAACGGTGTCATATAAAAATAAACATTGAGACTCTTCTCCGAACATTCTTTGTCGGCCATACTTGTAACGATAGAGAGCCAAATAAACGCTTTATATGCGTAGGTTTGATACACTGCTGTTTCTGCGGCACATCTACTGCCGCCACTGCCGCTACTGCTGCGATTGCACACCGAAATATGCGACTCAGGGAATGTGATGAAATAGAGTGTAATCACGCGTCCGTATATCGTCGCCTGAAACTGAATACAAAACTCGGATTTCTCTCGTATATAGGTATACACCTTATATGGGATATACGTGTCGCCGTTGTCGCCGTTGTCGTTGGGCTGAGCAATGCCGCGATTGTGTTCATACTTTCTTTGTAACTCCGAGAGAATACGTGGATGCGGAAGGTCGTGTGCGGAGTTTTTGATTTCAGTGATGTTAAATGTAAGACGACAATATGCGTCATTCTCACAGTCTGCGCCTGTGCCGGTGCCCGTGCCCGTGCCCGCGTGTTGATGATATAAAATGTATTCCGCGTTTCGTAATTTGTGGTAAAAATGTTTAAGAAAATCGGTTGTCTTTTCGCGATTTTCGGATAAATGCGACCGAATATTTCGCGATAATTGTGATTGGTAATCTCTCGTAAGTCGTTGAATGGATTCTTGGATTCCCGTCTGGTCTTTCTGTAATTCATCTTCAATCCACATCGTATGGATAATATTATTATATCTGTATATAATAATAATAATAATAATCATAATCATAATAATCATAATCATAATAATCATAATCATAAAAGGATGTTCGAACTCATCTTCAAAAAATACTTCAAATCGGGAACGATACATATTTTTGTGTTTTCATTTCTAGTATTCATCGTGTTAAATGTAATTGAAAATGTGATACATTATAACATTGGAAAATATCACGAAGGACGTGGCGGTAATGGCGGTAATGGCAGCGCTTCTCTCGCCGGGTTTCATTTTACAAACCCAGGGTATACAGATTGGGTGCGTATTGTCGCGATTATGCTTATTTTTGCAGTGTTACAGGGTGGGTTTACGTCGTATTTCAGCGTCTGCTAAGCGACCGACGTTCACCGTGTCGCACCCGTGCGTAATTTATGACGCACACGCATCAAGTGCTGGTATACTTGAGGGCGCTCACCTCGCTGATAATGAACGAGTTTCGCATTCCGCGTCGCTAATAACAAATCCTTTAAGTTCTTATTCTGAGAGAATTTCGCAAACATCGCATTCTCCATCTCTCGCTCACTCCGCCCGTGATTGAAAAAGTCGGGGTCAATCGTAATCCTGCTCGGACGAACCACCGTGCGATGGTCGAGTTTCCCACTTTTACTCCCAGCTGCCTTCGCAAGAACGGGGTCTGCGGACAATTCCGACCTTGAATCCAGAGAGAACTTCAGATAGAATTCTCGGTTGTTATTCTTGAATTTACTGCCTTGATAATAATGTTCTACACTTTGCCACGTATGTCCGTCCAACATAAACGGTTCATTCCAGAAATTCGAGAGTTTACGCCGCCAATTGTCAAATGATGAGAGTTTATGAAAATGGATTTTCTCTGTTTCGGGGATTCTCTCGCCAGGTCCCGTTCCAGGCAGCGCATTCGGGTTGGATTTCGCATAAAATTGGAACACGATATCATTGGTATAAAGATTCGCAGGGTTTCTCGCGCTGTTCCCGCCGCCGATATGGATTTCTTCTAATAAATCATCCAAGCTCTCGTTTGGAATGTCATCTACACGAATCCCGAGTTCGCGTTGAAAAAGACGAAATTGAGGAATAGCGCCATATCCACACGTCTGATTTTCAAGACATTTCGTTGTAATAAGGAGTTTGATGTCATAAGGTAATTCGGAAAATGCGAGAACGCCGTGTGTTTTGTATGTGATTAATGTGTAATTCGTAGATTTCGAATCAGGGTTCATTGTGCGCGCGCCTTGTTTACGTGGGCTCCGGCTTCGCTGAGTTCCGCCGCCGCTGCCGCCGCTCCCGGTGACGCTTGTGAGATACGACCCCTTCCCTACCAAAATATACGCGGTGGGTTCAAACACGCCTTTCGTCGTCGTCGCCTGACATATGATTTCATTGTCTCCCCGATTCTCCGCGCCATTATCACAGAGAAGGACATTATCAATATCACCGGCTTCATACGCATCCCGAGAGAAAATGACAAACTTCATATTCAGGACCCGTTCCATCGTGGCGATGGCCCACGCGTCGGGCCAGTAAAGCGACGTCATCATCCGTTCTTTCAATTGTTGGACATTGCGAACTTCCCGCATATAATCATACCACGACGAGAGAAGTTTCGTATATTTCATTTCATCCTGTTTCAAGTTATGTTCAATTACGAGTTTCTTTGCCCGGGCTATCATAAGTTGTTGCTCTGCTCGGTCGTGGATACTGGATATCCTGCGTTTTACGTCGTTGTAGTTACCTACCAAATCTTTCACTTCTCGCGTTTGTGTTCGCGTCAACCCTTGATACAATGCGAATTTCTCTCGGTAATACCGAAACACTTCTTCGGTGACCTCCTCGGAAAGTTGTTTGCGTAATTCCAGAATCGTCGTCGTGCGTCCTTGCGTGAGAAGTGCGTCGCGAATCACTGCGAAAAAGGCGTCGCTTGCGCCTTCGTTGTCTATGAAATTGAAATACTTATTTCGGAGATATTTCTGAATCCAGAGGTCAGATGCGGGATTGGGTTTATATTGTCGGCGCTCTAATTCGGACTGTTCCTTCGTTTGAAGGGGGAGAATAGACGCACCGGATAAGAGGTGTTTTTGTCGGGCGTCTAGGCCAAAGGTGGCGTCGTAGTCTGCGTCGTCATCGCTACTCGTGTCATCGCCGTCCGCGTCTGCCGCTGCCGCTGCCACTGCCTCCGGCTCCTTTCCGAGAGATTTCTTGATTTCATTGACCTCAGTGGCGCGTTTCTTCGGGTCGGCGGCGGCGGCGGCCGCAGCGGCGGCATTCACGTCCCTTTTTTTAGCACGAGATTTCCGTAATAATTCTGTATTCACAAACCCGTATAATAGCGGCGTCAGTTTATGAATATCCAAATCACCGGATTCGTCCATCTTCACTTGACCCGACGGCATTTCATACACACCTATTTGCTTCATAAACTCCATTTCTGTATTGAATAAATAAATAGGCGCATATACGACATTATACCGTTTTGCGAAATGGTAGTTCAATTGCCCTAGACCAATCACGACCTTTTGCGGGTCGCGCAATAACTGAACCTGGAATAATGGTGTATTGTAATTGAAGTCTTCTTCTTCTAAATGTGAATACTCGTGATAATTGATATTGGTGTTAAGTTTGGATTTCACCATCGTGGCTGGCGTGTTATGTAATTATTATATACCGATAAATAATAATTACAGGTCTTACCGCATACGTCTCAATCCTAGCCCATTCCTAGCCCATTCCTAGCCCATTCCTAGCCCATTCCTAGCCCATTCCTAGCC